AAAGCCGAGTTCTTTCGCTTTCCTGGCATTCATCCAGGTCTCGTCATCCATCAGTCTTGAGATTTTGTTTCGGGATAGCCCAGTTTTTAATTCATAGGCGTTGATGATGGAAGCCTTGACCTCGTCAAGGACATCTAAGGCTTTTTCCATCTCGTCCTTCCAGCCGAAAGCGAGCGTCATGGGGTTATGGATCATCATCATGGACGAGGGACTCATCAGAACTTCGCCTCCCGCCATTGCGATAACGGAAGCGGCGGAAGCCGCAAGCCCGTCTATCTTCACGGTGACTTTGCCCTTGTGATCCATCAGCATGGTGTAGATCTGGGATGCTGCAAAGACGTCGCCACCGGGACTGTTAATCCAGACAGTCAGGTCGCCCGGATGGCTGTTTAGTTCGCTAAGAAAAAGAGCCGGTGTGACTTCATCGCCAAACCAGCTCTCTTCTGCAATGGGGCCGTCCAATCTGAGGACGGTTTCTTCGTCCGGAAGATCGTTTAGAAACTTCCAGAATTTTTTATTCTTCACTTTCTTTCACCTCCTGGCCGGCGAATAACCCGGCGTCTTTGAGTTTTGTCATGTTGCCGTTGATTAAGTACAAATTGCCTCCTTCCTCATCCGGGATGAGATTCATATTTTCCAAACGCCGGATATCGTTGGCGCTCATCCAGCCGTTTTGCCTTGCCGTGGCATAGCCCTGCATCCTGCTCTCGTAGTCGCCCCTTAAAAGCCCGTCCACATTGAACTCGATAAAGTATCGGGTTCTCTCTTCCGGAAAGAGCAGAGCTTTGTCCATCGCCTGTTCCAGACGCACGAGCCAGGGCCTTATCGTATGAACGACAAAGCTGATGCTTTGATGTTCAATGTTGGAAAAGGTCGCCTTGTCGAGGTCTGCCACCAGATGCGGCGGCACACGATAGATGCGGCAGATCTCTTCCGTCTGATACTTTCTCGTCTCCAGAAACTGGGCTTCGTTCGGCGGGATGCCGATCTGCTTATAGGTCATGCCTTCTTCCAAAACAGCGACCCGGTTGGCATTGCCCGAACCTTTGAAAAGCTCCTCCCAGCTTTCTCTGACCTTGGACGGGTCTTTTAAGGTGCCGGGGTGTTCCAATATTCCGCCCGGTGCTGCACCGTTTGAAAAGAAGGATGAGCCAAATTCCTCGGTGGCCATGGCCATCCCGATGGCGTTTCTGGCCATCGCAATCGGTGAATAGCCGACAAGACCGTCAAAGCCAAGCCCAGGTACATGGAAAATCTCCTCCTGACGGAAGGCAATCTGCGTCATGCCATTTTGGTAAAGGTAGACGAGGTTTTTGTCCTCATCCCTTGCAACCTGCATCCTGTCCGGAAGAAGCGGATAAATTCCTACGATCTCACCGTGACCGTTTCTTAAAATCTGGGCATAAGCGTTCCCCCATAAAAGAAGATGCGTCATAAGGGTTTCCCGAAAGATGAAGCTCGTCATCTCGGGGTTCGGTGCATTATGGAGGAGCGTATAGAGAGGGTGACTAGGATCACGCTTCTTACCCTCATCCACATAGCGGTAAAGGTGCAAAGGGAGACTGGCAATCGTCTCAGCGATAACACGTACACAGGCGTACACTGCCGCTGACTGCATGGCCGTCTTTTCCGTTACCTGCTTGCCGCTTGATGTCGGGGCAAAGAAAAACCGAGGGCTGCTCGGTTTCGTAAGCTCCGGTTTATCTCGGCTCCTGAATAGATTTTTAAAGAGTCCCAGAAGACATCACCTCAACTTTCTAGAAGAGTAAAAGCCCGCGCTCATCATAGACAGAAGCTTCCTTGTCACTTGCCTGACCCCGAATCGCCCGGTCAAGCGCCATGATGAGTGCCACCGCACCATCGATACGTTCGGTTGATTTTTCTTTGTCAGGCTTAATGTTTCCGGCAGGATCGGTGCGGATAAAGATATTGTCGGCGCACCAGCGCAATACCGGATGTCCGCCGTGGCGGAGTTTTCCTTCCAGCACCAGCTTCATCAGTTCCTTGGAAGGCGGACTCATATCCTTGTAGCCTTGACCGAAAGGAACGACCGTGAAGCCGAGGTCATCTAAGTTCTGACTCATCTGCACAGCACCCCAGCGGTCAAAGGCGATTTCCTTGATGTTATATCTTTCGCCCAGCTCCTCAATAAAGCTTTCGATGAAGCCGTAGTGGACGACATTTCCCTCCGTTGTGAGGATTTTTCCTTCCTTCGCCCAGAGGTCATATGGCACATGGTCTCGGTTCACCCGCAGTGGGATATTGTCCTCCGGCATCCAGAAAAAAGGCAACACATCAAACGAGCCGTCTTCTGTTTCAGGCGGAAAGACCAGCACAAAAGCTGTAAGGTCGGTTGTGCTGGAAAGGTCCAGTCCGCCATAGCAAATACGCCCTTCCAGGGCTTCCAGGTCAACAGCAAGGGAGCATTTATCCCAGGCTTCCATTGGCATCCAGCGCACCGACTGTTTGACCCACTGATTGAGCCTGAGCTGCCGGAAGGTGTTTTCTTCAGCAGGGTTCTGCTTGGCTGATTCACAGGCAATGTGTAGTTTTTCAATATCGACCGTGATGCCAAGCGAGGGGTTTGCTTTCTTCCATACCTCGGGATCTGTCCAGTCCTCATCGTCTCCTGCGCCATAAATGACAGGATAAAAACTCGGGTCACGCTTTCTGCCGTGCAGGATATCATCCGCTTTTTGATGGACCTCCCAGCAAATAGAGTGTCGGTCTGTTCCAGCAGTCGTGATAAGAAAGAACAAAGGCTGTTTTCTCGCATCACCTGAACCCTTGGTCATCACATCGTAGAGTTTGCGGTTCGGCTGAGCGTGAAGCTCATCGAAGACCACGCCGTGAACATTCAGGCCATGTTTTGAGTACGCTTCCGAGGACAAGACCTGATAGAAACTGTGAAGTGGTTTATAGATAAGTCTTTTCTGAGAAAGCCGAGGTTTAATCCTGGCCTTTAATGCTGGGTTTTGCTCCACCATATGGACAGCCACATCAAAGACGATGGAAGCCTGCTGGCGGTCAGCGGCACAGCCATAGATCTCGCCGCCTTTTTCAAAGTCACCGCAGGTGAGGTAGAGAGCAATCGCCGCGGCCAGTTCGGACTTGCCCTGCTTCTTCGGAATCTCGATATAGGCGGTGTTGAACTGGCGGTAGCCGTTCGGTTTTAGGATGCCGAAGAGGTCACGCACAATCTGCTCCTGCCAGTCGATCAGGTGAAAGGATTTGCCCGCCCATTCACCCTTGGTATGTTTCAGCAAGCTGATAAAAGCAACCGCCCTATCTGCCGAAGCTTTGTCATAGCGGGAAGTCGGCAGCATGAAGCGAGTCGGTTTATAAATTTCCAGTTGTCTCACACTTCCTCCTTCCCATAAAAAAACGACCCCCTAAGGCCGCACTACGAGTAAAAGCCCCTAAGGGCTGATGCTTCTAATTGATCATAGGTTTAGTTGTATTCGTGAAGCAGGATCGCAAGTGCCTTTTCTGCATCCTCTGAGCTTGGTCTGATATCCCAGCCACGGTCAAAATTGCAGGCGACCTCGCCGTCAATTTTGAGCATCAGTTTTGATATCCTGCCCTTATCAATCCCGTACACGCTGGGCTCATCAAAGCGCTTCAGCCAATATCTGCAGACGGTATAGCTGCCGCCTTCTTTTGGTATGCCGATTGTTCCTTCCTTCCACATGGCTTAATCCTCCGTCTTCCCTGTCAGAATGAAGCGGGCATACGCTTGAGGATCTTCTTCAATGAAGCACACCAGTTCAAAGTAGTCTCGCTCAAAGGCCAGCCGCTGGACAGCGTTCACATCAAACATATTGGTCAGTCCCGTATCCCGAATAGCGAGGATTTGTTTTTTGATGGTCTCATTCATGGTCAATCCTCCGTGCCAGATCTTCGCCATAGGCTACGTTCAGGCTTGAACCGTTATCCCAGCGGACCATAATCGAGCCGATGTCATCGATGCCAGTCACCGTGCCCTGTGTTCCAATGGGCGGAGCGCAAGGGTCATCCATTTTTAGAAGTTCAATGCGGCATCCCGCGGGATACTCGTTTCTTAATGCTTCAAGTCTTGCTCTGCTGATGTCTCTCATCACTTGACCCCCTTGGGACTTCTGAAAGCAGAGGAGCCTTCAAAGTTTTTCAGCAGCATCTTTCTTGCTTCCTTGAACTCATCGCCGATGTAGCCAAGGCGCAGAAGAAAACAGCGGAAGGTGTACTTTTCATTGTCCGTTCTGGTTTCTTTCTCAAGGACTCTCATCTGTGCTCTCGCACTGGCAACGAGCAGGCTGATAAACTCCGTGTAGATTCTCGCTTCATCGGCTGTGAGGAGCCTGTCAAACCAGGGAAAGTTGACGCTTCCCATGTCATGCGTCACGAGGATGCGGTCGGCACCCAGTGCCTTTTTGATGAGTTCACCTTTGGAGCGAAGGATTAGATACAGCTTCTCAAGCGTCTCCGTGGAAATATTGTCGTCCGGAAAGCTGATGGTAAAGCTGTCCGCCTGGGAAAAACCAGCCGTTTCCAGTTTCTCGGTCAGCTCGAGGATTTGGTTTTCGCTGAGCGCTTTGCCCCAATCGACCGTCCCGTCGAGCTCCACTTCGGTCTCGCCGATTCGGTAGGCGCAGGTCGGCACGCCTTGGTATTTGGCTTTTGTTCCAAGCAGGTCAGCCAGCACCTCGGCCAGTTCTTTTCGTGATCTCTCTTTAATCGAAAACTTGGTCACCATGCTTACCTCCCGCTCTCTAATTCTTGGAACTCATCCCAGGTAATTAGTCCATTATCATAAAGCTCGTAGTCGGCGTTTCCCCGGTAGCGCGCCCGCTCTTTTTCCTTGGTCTCTTTGGCGAGCTTCAGGTACTCGTTCCAGCCGATTTTGCCTTCGTCATAGAGCTTTCTTTCAGGAAATCTCCGGTAAAAGGCATCTTGTTTTGCCCGGCGGTTCTTTGTTACTTCAAGGAAACTTTGTCGTTTTAGTTCTTTGTTTGTCATGGTCTTTTCCTCCTTGTTTTTGTATGTACATGTTCGCTCTAAAAGGAAGGAAAGCCAAGTCCTAAAAGCCTTTATTATCAGGCATTTCAGCTTATTTACCCGACAAATTTACAGCTCAAAATTGGTTATCATTCAACAGTTTTGACAAGCTTTTCGTAGGCGGTTTTTTTACCGTCACGTAGGACAAAAACGTCATCGGAAACGCCGTTTTTATATTCCACATAACGCCTTAAAATGACGGATGCATATTTGTCGTCCAGCTCTGCCATATAACAGATGCGGTCGGTCTGCTCACAGGCGATGAGGGTTGAACCGCTCCCGCCAAATAAATCCAGCACGATGGCGTTGGCCTGACTCGAATTTTGAATCGGGTAAGACAAGAGGTCAATCGGCTTGGAGGTCGGGTGGTTTTCGTTTCGCTTGGGCTTATCGAAATGCCAGACCGTGGTCTCCGCCCGTCCCGCATACCAGCGGTGCTTGCCTTTTTTCGTCCAGCCAAACAATATCGGCTCATGCGACCACTGATAGGGCGACCTGCCGAGGACAAGCGAGTCCTTCGCCCAGATGCAGACGCCCGAGAGATGAAAGCCAGACTCTTCAAAGGCTTTTCTGAAAGCAAGCCCCTCCGTATCCGCATGAAAGACATAGGCGGATGCACCGGGTTCACAGGCAGTGATCATATTCTTGAATGATGAGAGCAGGAACTTGAAAAATTCCTCGGGTTTTAAATTATCGTTTTGAATGGAAAGTCCTGATGAACTCTTGTAACTCACAGCATAAGGCGGATCGGTCAGAATGAGATTGGCCTTTTTGCCGTCCATCAGCTTTTCCACGTCTTCCTTTTTTGTCGCATCACCGCAGATCAGACGGTGACGGCCAAGAGTCCAGAGGTCGCCCGGTTTCACAAAACTTGCTGCTTCAAGAGCGGCGGTGAGATCAAAATCATCCTCCTCAGTTTCCAGACTACCTAAGAGTTTTTTTAGTTCGCTGTCGGTAAATCCCAGAAGATCAAGGTTAAAGTCAACCCCTTCCAAATCGGAAAGTTCAACGGAGAGCATTTCTTCATCCCAGCCAGCATTCATGGCAAGCCGGTTATCGGCGATGATGTACGCACGCTTTTGTGCCTCGGTCAGATGCTCCACGAAAACACAAGGCAGCTCAGTCAATCCTTCTTCTTTGGCAGCAAGGATTCTGCCGTGACCTGCAATGACGTTATAGTCCCTGTCAATCAAGCAGGGATTCAGGAAGCCAAACTCTCGGATGGAAGACCTTAGCTGCAGGATCTGTTCTTTGGAGTGAGTTCTAGCGTTTCTCGCATAAGGTACGAGCTTATCAATGGGGACTTTCTCAAATTTATTCGTCATCTGCATGAAGCCCGCCCCCTTTACTTAAAAGCATCCCTGCGAGACTGTTCTCCCAGGGTTCAAGGAGATTACCAAAATGCCCTTTGATGGCAAGTTCCGCATAGCCACCCCGGCGAAGCTGCAGATACTGAATCATGGGCAGAACTGATAATGGGAAAAGCGTCTCACAGCGCTCCTTGATTTCCTCAAGGTCACGGGTTTCTGTTCCAAAGCAGTCAATATCCCAAAACAGAGGATCGGGTTTTCCAATAGCATAGGCGATAGAGACTTCGCATTTTTTGGCAAAACCAGCAGAGACAATACTTCTAGCGATGAGCCTTGCCATATAGGCCGCCGAGCGATCAACCTTGGTCGGGTCTTTGCCCGAAAAGGCTCCACCGCCGTGGCGGGAAAGTCCAGCATAGGTATCGACAGCCAGTTTTCTGCCTGTAAGCCCTGTATCCGCTTCCGGTCCTCCAAGAACAAACCGTCCGGTCGGATTGATGTAGATATCTTCTTCCGAATAGGGCAGCCTTCTGTCAAGCACGGGGCGGATCACCTCCGCCAAAATAGCCTGCCTGAGTTCAGTTACATCAAGCTTTTCATTATGCTGGGTGGAGAGCACCACCGACTGGACACGACTGGCCCCGCCGTCTTCATATTCCAGAACAACCAGGCACTTACCGTCGGGCTTAAGACCTTTGACAATGCCTTCTTCTCGGACTTCCTCAAGCTTTCGAGTGAGCTTTCGTGCCAGCACTTGAGCGAGCGGCAGATACTCCAGTGTTTCATCCGTCGCATAGCCGTAAACGATGCCCTGATCACCCGCACCGATGAGGCCGCCTTGGTTGACACCTTGCGCAATGTCAGGGCTTTGCTTATGAATTTTTGTCTTAACCCGAAAACGAAAAGGAGGATAGCCGACATCCGACAGAGCACTCCTTGCAATCTGTTTCACATTCACCATGGCGGTGCTTGTCACTTCGCCTGCAATCAGAATGAGACCTTTGGTCGCCATGACTTCCACGGCAACACGGGCATTCTTATCGTCTCTCAGGTATCTATCCAATATTCGGTCGGCGATATAATCGCAGAGTTTGTCCGGATGCCCCTTGGTCACGGATTCGGCGGCTTTATAGTATTTCATGCATTCCTCCTTACAAAAATGTTTGTGTCATAGCTCGCCCTCCTCTGTCCGAAGAAGGCGCTCCATCATTTCGTCCTGTGGACTGCCAATAAAAGCTGTCGTCGTGTTTTGCTTCACGATGTCAAAAATTTCATACCAGATGAGGTTGGCCTGTTTTTGAAATGATTGGCTCATGGATACAAAAGGACTGGCAATCGCACCACCCGTAGTTGGGTGTTTACCTAAAAGCCCGTAGGTACTGATCGCCTGTTCACACTGGATATAGCGAGCAAAAGCCTGCGAGTAGGATTCCAGAAGTCTCGGGTTCACGAGCTTTTCACAGCGTCGGTCTTTCAGCCATTTCCATGTCTCGGCATAGATTTCATCAGCACCGAGCGGTTTGCCATCCTTTTGTCTTGCAGAAAGGTAATCCGAAGGACTCGGCATTTCTTCGCCGAAAAGGTCGGACACATCTTCCGGTTCATCCGGAGCAAAGAGTGCTTCCGGATCAAAATCGTAAGTTTCGAGTATTTTTGCTTCTTTTCCTGCGGCGATTTTATCGGCGAGGGCATCCGGCTTGCTGCCAGCTTTGACTCGTCTGCCGCCACGGTAAGTTCCGTCTTTTGCCACGAAAGCACCTCCTTTCCGGCTTTCTGGGGTTAATCCCCTGTTTGAATTGAAGTTTTTTCGCGCGTGGCCCACCGCCCGTTG